GGTATCCGTTCTGCTGAAGTGTCATGGCGTTGATTTTACGGTGACTCTTCGACAGTGAAAAGAAAAAAGGCCGCAGAGCGGCCATAAACACAAACAAAAATCAACAAGTTAGATAATTATCAAAGACTTACAGACACACAAAAACACAGCCAACCACAACAAATAACAGAGATGTGGTCAATTTGTGGATCATCAGCCAACAAATTTAGCAACAAATACAGCAACCGCCGCCGTGAAAATGGTTGTGCATACTGGCACAATAATGCCACTCCAACGCCACTTCGTATTATCATCAACCTTGTCAAACCGCCGATTCATCTCATCCATAATCTTGTCAAAGCGTTTATCCATCGCTTCGGTAAGCTCACCCTTCAGGCTGTTAATGTCTGATTTGAGCTGCTCTTTCAGGTGAGCTGTATCAGATTTAAGCTCACCTTTCAGATTCGCAATATCGCATTTAAGATCACCTTTCAGATGAGCAATGTCTGCTTTGAGCTCACCTTTCACCTCACCAACATCGGCTTTGGTTGAGAGGTTTGTAGTGCGTTCAGCAAGCGTCGCAAGGTCGTTTCTTGTTAGCGATAAATCACCTTCGAGCCGCTCAATTCGCCTTTCAAGTTTATCTGACATTCCGCCTCCACTATCACCGCCTCCCCCATCGAAAGAATTGCCAATGTCCTCACGAATAAGGGTTATGCCATGCTCACTTTTAGCATATGCCACTCAGATTCCCTCCCAAACTATATATCCTTTGTCTCTTGCCCAACAAACAACTGTGTGGGCTGTATATGTGGATGTGAAGCCGCAATAAGAACATGACACTTCATACCGAGTATTGTAGATGTTAATGGGCTCGTTCTCCTTGTGTATGGGAGTGACATATTCCCAATCATTTGAATCATCATAATCATCAAGTTCAGGGTCTGTGCCGTGAACAACCGTATGTGGAATAAACAAATCTGGGCGCCCACACGAGAGACAAGAGGTTCTGGCTCCTCTATCTTTGAGGAATTGAATAAATAATTTGGGCGAAATCTGTTGCAGAACCTGCAAATGCCCACGTTCATTATCATTAAGAGACCTGTCTGCATATGGAAAATCATCAAATTTAAGAGGCTTCATATAAGGCATCTCCAAGGGGATTAAATCTCACCGCATCCTGCAGGTAATCCGGCGCAAGATGGGCATAAATCATCGTTGTCTGAATCTTTGCGTGCCCCAAAATTTTCTGGAGGGTCAGAATATTGCCGCCGTTCATCATGAAATGACTGGCGAAGGTGTGGCGCAGCGCATGAACAGCCTGGCCGTCAGGAACATCAGGTGCGACCGTTTTGATGACATCGCGAACCAATGAATAATCCAGCGTCGGAAACACCAGTTTCCCGCCCCGTTTTTTGATCTTTTCAAACAGGCTTTCAGAAATAGGAACGGTACGGTTTTTGCTGTTCTTCGTTTTTGAAAAAGTGATTCGACAATGAAGAACACGGCGCTGCTCCAGTGCCGCTACCTCGCCCCATCGCGCCCCGGTCGACAGAAGGATTTCGACAGCCAGCCGTTCATCGGGATTTTCAGCCAGTGCATCCAGCAACTGAACACATTCAGACTTACTCAGGTATCCCATTTCGCGCTCGTTAACCTTCATTCCTTTAAGGCCTTGAACGGGGTTATCGTTAAGAAAATGGCCGGATGAGATGAGTGCGGTAAACATCGCGCTTAACGCCCCAATCTCTCGATTAATGGTGCTGGGCTGTATCCCCTGCTCTATCCTGGACACACGTAGCTCGGTGAGCATCGTTGTATTAAGTTTATGCACACACGGGTCATCCATTGCCTCACTCAAGCGCAGCAATTTAAGGCGCGTGTTATGCCCTGACTTCATTAGCTGGCCGTGGTATTTCCACCACAAGTCAATAAGCACCGACAGCGGACGGCGATCAATGGAGTTTCCTTTCCACTCATTGTTATGCTGTTGCGCCAGCACCCACCGCTCATATAAAACTGCATCCGATTTCGTTTTAAATTTTTTGCGAATGCGTTTGCCTTTACGCCCCTCAGGACGCATGTCAAGAAGATACCCTCCCGGAATTGATTTTATGCTCATTCGTGAAGCCCCAGCGTTACAAGACCACCATGCCCCCAGCGTTCCATGATTAGCCGGGCTGTGTGCCAGTCTTGCGGGATTTTTGAGAAGACGATGTGTTTTCTGGCCCATCAGGGGAGAGAGAAGGACTGATCTGCCCAGCAGCCTCATTTGTTTTTCCCGTCATAAGCCATATAGTGTATTTTTCGAAATCCTTAGAATTAATTACGCGATCAACAACGCTTAAACCAACCTCTCTTTTACCGCTCTCATAATTCTTTATAGTTCCGAGATTTATCCCAGTAACATCAGCAAACTCAGCTTGAGTTAACCCTTCACTTTTCCGTATCTCTTTCAGTTTTTTTTCATACCCACTTGACATGGTGGTCTCCAGACGACTAAATTAACCCTAAAAGTCGCCTAGAGACGACTTTTAGCAACAAATAAACACAGACTGAACAGGTTATCACATCATGACAAAGCTCTTGAACACATACGAGCAAGCGGATTTTGAGCGTTTGGCGGCGTTCTACCCATACCGCGATGAGCATGGATTACCGGTACTCGAAGAAAGCCTGAAAAATTACGCGAAGCGTACCAATCAAACTGTTAATGCAGTGAAAAGGCAGGCTGACAGAGCAGCCCTTCCCATCAACCAAGAAGAAAAAAACTCAAAACGTACAGTAAATCTCTTCGCAATTTTCCTGAAAACCATCAGAAACGCAGAGAAATACGTGCAGATGACAAAATAACGAGGTGTCATTTTATGCTGAAGCAACGCCGTAATTTTTGTACCGGAACAGAACGCCAAGCTAACCGTTTCGCTACCAGCGCATCACGCAGCAACATCCGCTACAGCCTGAGCGAGACACACGCAACGCCAGATGGCCATACAGTAAAACAAATTGGCGAACACACCTGGCTGATTGAAAAAGCTGGAATCGTGGTTCACAGATGCCAACGCAACCCATTTACCGGAAACCGCATTTTTGCTCTGAGCAACGGCGACAATCAGTTTGGACAGGATTTCACATTGTACGAAGCACTTCGCACGGTTGATCGTCTGCTTCGCGGGCAAAGTTTTATTAAACAGACTGATTTATAACAGGTGCGTTATGACCAAAGAGCATGCACAAGGTGTATTTATCCGTTTTATTGATTTTCGCGGTGAACTGTTATTGCGCGCATCAGCTATTGATGGAGTTGTCCCATCAGAAAAAAATGCAGCTACTTACGTTTATCTGAACGGCACGCGCCTGACCGTAGAACTTCCGTACCAGACTGTACACGGAATCATTAGCGAAGCTGAAAAAGCACGTAAGATTAATGGCGATGAACCCTATATCGAAATTATTTGTATGGATTCAGAAGCTGAAATTCAGAAAGCAGATTAAAGGGCGTTGCGATGGGCAAAGAATATAAAACTCTCATTAACAAAGCACTTGAGCGTTTTTATTTTCGCTTAAGTGCATCAGGCGCTCATGCTGAACGTGCGGCCCGTGACTCATTGACCAGAGCAATCCGAAGTCTGTATGACGTGGCTTTTTACGCTGATGATCTGGATGCACTTAACGAACTTTCCGAGCTGATCTGTGCCGCAGAATGCGGGGAACATATTGAACCGTATAAGCTGGGAAATATCGCATGAGTATATTTATCTCATGGCTTGTTCTGATTATTTCGGTGGCCTGCGCCATTGGGATTATGCGAATTATTAATTCAGTGAAAAAGATTGAACGCTTTTTCACTGGCGAATAACAGCGCAAATAAAACCACAGGTTAAATAAGAAAATGTAAAAACAATCCGCATTCGCGGAGGTATTCACACACGCCAAGGAGGCGTAATGGCAATTAAGCATTTTCCTGTCGTTCGTTTTACCTCCAGAGGACGTGAATACGAAGTCGACGAACGCCTGATTACCACAATCGACAAACACCGTTCGGAAAAGGATGCACACCACATCTACCTCACTGACGACACTTACTTCTGCGCCACCAACGTGGCGCGGGTGAATCTTATCCGACAGGTACAGGAGCCACGCAAATGACCATTCTGGACTACATCACTACACATCCGGGTTGTAGCGGCGGAGAAATCGCCGCAGCACTGAACACCCCAACCACAGCTATTAATGCTGAGTTACGCCGACTTTGGCGCGGCGGCTTAGTCATCAGAACAAACCGCAGCACAGGTGGTCGCGCTCGCAAAACTGGAGGCCAGGCTTCTTACCACGCAAACCCGATGCCGTTCGGGTGTAGCAATCCACTTACTCACATGTTTAACCAGCTACTGAAGGAAGCCAGAACATGAGCACCATCAACCACCAGAAGCTACGCGAACTGGCATTTGCCCTGCAACGAATGGCAACGCCTCAAAAATTACTGGCATTTCGCGCAATGCTCTCGCCGTCTGCTGTGCTGGCACTGCTGAATGAGCTGGAGCACGCCAGAACCACGGCCCCTGCCATTCGCCTGACGCTCCATCATGAAATCGCTGATTTCTGCGCGACGTTGGAGGCGCCGGGCGAACCGGAAACGCCGGAAGCAATACAGCAAGAGCTGCTGCAACGCATTGACAAGGTTTTTGATTTTTTTCTGAACCAGTAAGAAACCAGAACATGCACACACAAAAAAACCGCTTGCCATGCCGCAATCAGTCAGGTTACATTTCCGCTGCACCTCATAAAACGGGTGCCGGGATTTCCACCCCGCTGACAACTACAGCGCACAACCGCGCCAGCGGTTTTTTTGTGCGTACTGTATCGCCACGTCTTTTTCGCACACGAATTATGGTGGGGCGTACGGGGCCGACTTCGGTCGGGCCGGGTTCTGTAGTTGCCGGTTGTGGAAACCCTGTACGTCTCACCACCCCGAGTTTTCCACCTCTGGATGGTGAGTTTTCAAAACTTGCAACTACAGAGGCCACACCATGGCAAACCGCAAACAACAGCGCGCATACGCTGCGCGTCGTCACATCCAGACTGAAATCAACCGCAGACTTTTCCGCGCATCACGCGTCGCGCAAATCATGCACATCAATATGCTGCATGAGCGCAGCTACGCACTATCAAACATCTATTCCGCCTCTGTTTTCAGCTATCTGGCGGATGATCTGCGCGAGCTGCAACAACTCTTCCAGCAGCAAAACAAACTCCATTAATTCCTGTTCCGGGCCTTTCCTGCACCTTGCGGCGGGAGGCCTTCGCACATCTGTAGTAAAGAGAATTGCAGCATGATTGACGCTCATGACTTCACAAGATGGGTGCGCACACAGGACACCCGTCTGGCTCCCGTTCTTCAGGGATTATTTGATCTCTACATCCGTGGTCGTGACAACAGAGCACGCACCACAAAACCGGAAAATGCAGACACCCTTTATTTCACAGTAGACGACTGCTACCGCGTGGACTTCACACCACACGGGCTGGCGTTGCACTGCCTGACACCACACGGAGAATCACTGCTGGCGTATTACGACTCCCCGGCCTCCGTATTTGCGGCAATGCTGGCGCATCGCACTGCTGGCGGGTGTGCCTCGCTGAGTGAATACACCGCTGAATTTAACCGCCTTTCTGCCCTCTTCTCGCAGAAGTGGCAGCGCGTGACGGGATACCAGCCATGAGTGAGTTTGCATGGAGCTGGAATGAACCACGGCCAGCCATTGATCCGGCCAGATTTACGGAGCACAGGCAGGAAACTGAAACCGACCTGCAACGCGCCATCCGTTACTACCTTGAGGCAGACAAAAAGGCTCTGGAAGAACAGGAAGCGAAGGAGGAAGCCTTTTTCGCACAATCCACCGTGGGTAAAAAACTCATGGCATCCCTTGAGGAAGCCGGACAGCGTGAAAAGCTGGCACAAAGCATCATCAGCAAGCGTCAGGCAACAGAACAAGACCCGGTGGCCCGTGCTTTTGCCACACTGAAGGTGCTTCCCGTTTATCTGCGTGAACCTCTGAGCCGCCACCTCTCTTTCCTGCGCAAAAAACAGGAAGCCGATCGCCGGAAAGGCAAAAAGAGCTGGCAGGCGGAACGCTACGCGCGCGGAACCCTGCGCAAAATATTCGAACGTCTGGACCGCACCGATCACCGCTGGCTGACACCGGGTTATCGCTCCCTTGCCGGACGCGAACGCCTGGACGATTTGCTTTACCTGCCGCAGCTCAACAAACACCAGATACAGACGCTGGCCACCATGACGGCGGCGATGTTCAGCAGCACCTTCGAAAAACTCTGCGATGGCTTTGGCGCGACCGATGGCGAGCTGACCATGGATGTAACGCTGAAGGCGTATCAGATGCTGGCCCGCATGGCGTTACACCTGCACGCCATGCCTCCACATTATGACGCACTGACAACAGACAAAGACCGGAGGAACGAACCAGACACGGAGCTGCTGCCGGGCGCAATCCTTCGCCTGACCTGTGCGGAATGGTGGAAACGCAAACTGTGGCTGTTACGTTGCGAGTGGCGGGAAGAACAACTCCGCGCCGCCTGTCTGGTTTCCAGAAAAACATCGCCCTATCTGAGCCAGGACGCGTTAAGCGAGTTTCGCGCACAGCGCGAGAAAACACGCGATTTCCTGAAAAGTTTCATGCTGGAAAATGAAGACGGGTTCACGATTGATCTCGAGACGGTGTATTACGCGGGAGTAAGTAACCCGGTTCACCGTAAGGCAGAAATGATGGCCACCATGAAGGGACTGGAACTTCTGGCCGAAGCCCGTAGCGACAGAGCGGTGTTTCTGACCGTCACCTGCCCGTCAAAATACCACGCAACAACGGAGAACGGTCATCCGAACCCCAAATGGAACGGGGCCACCATGCGCGACTCTAGCGATTACCTGGTTAACACGTTTTTTGCGGCGGTCCGCAAAAAACTGAACCGCGACGGCCTGCGCTGGTATGGCATCCGCACGGTGGAGCCTCACCATGACGGCACTGTGCACTGGCATATGATGGTCTTTGCACATCCGGACGAGATTGAAACCATCGTGTCCCACGTCTGCGATATTGCCATTCAGGAAGACCGCCACGAGCTGGGCAATGACATAACTCCGCGTTTTAAGGCGGAGTACGTCGACGGCTCAAAAGGCACGCCAACCAGCTACATCGCCACCTACATCGGAAAGAACCTGGACAGCCGCACCGTGGATGGCATCGACCCGAAAACGGGCAAGCCACGCGTTGACCACGAAACAGGTAAATCAATGGCCGAGAGCGTGGAGCGCGCCATCGGCTGGGCGCGCCTTCACCGGGTCCGTCAGTTCCAGTTCTTTGGCATCCCCTCCCGTCAGGTGTGGCGTGAACTGCGCCGCCTTGCCAGCCAGATGGCACGCAATCCGGAAGGCCCGCAACGGCTGAAAGATGATGCAATGGATGCGGTACTCGCTGCCGCCGATGCCGGGTGTTTTGCCACCTACATTGAAAAACAGGGTGGCGTGCTTGTTCCACGCAAGGACTACCTGATTCGCACCGCCTACGACCTCGCAGATGAGCTGAACGATTACGGCGAACAGAGCGTACAGATTTACGGGATCTGGTCACCACTCATCGGGGAATCCTCCCGTGTGTGCACGCATCCGGATAACTGGAAGTTGGTAAGACGTAAACCAGAACCAGAAGACAACGCCCACGAAAATGGTTTTGACCTTCAGGGCGGCCCTGCCGCCCCTTGGACTCGTGGCAATAACTGTCCCCGTGTACAGGAAACGGACAACAACGGGACAGAACAGCCGGAAGAACGGCCAGCACCGTGGCCGCAGCTCCCTGACGGCGTTGATGTGGATGAATGGATGCGCTCACTGAAACGGCACGAACGCCGGGCGCTGATGCGTTCGCTTCGTGACAAACAGGCAAAAAACAGCAGTGATGAAATGCAGAGCTGGACACAGAGCCGCAAACAGCAGCGGCCTTTGCCTGATAACCACGAATTACTCGCTAAAGAATGGCGGGAGTCTGCTGAATCTCTCGGCCTGCATATCGGTGAACAACAGATGCAGCACCTGTTACGGGGCGGCAGTCTGTACGTTGACGGCAGCATCATTGCACCGCAGGGATTTGAAATTGTACGCAAACCGGATACCCGCCCGGACAGCCGAATCACGCAGCTCTGGCAGCGCCTGAGCCGTAATCATGGCGTAAGCAGCACGGAGATCCGCCATAACCCGGTCGCCAGCTATCTGACACAGCTGGGGGCATCAGACCCTGAAGCCGCCGCACGCCTGGCATCCACACTTCAGCAGGACCAGAACACCATGAAAACACCCGTTACCGTGCTTTCTGACATGCTGCGCGCCATCCGCGACGCAGAGCACGCACAGAGAATCAGTGAAACCACTGAACGCGCCCGCCGCAAAGCAGACCTGCTGCGGGGTGGCCTGACCAGTGGAAACAAAAAACAGACAGAAACGGGACTCACGAATCCCGTAAATGAGCAAAAAACGCGCAGCGATATATGAAGCGCGCACAAAACAGGCAAAAACGGGATTTCAGAATCCCGTAAACGATTAATTAATCAACATAAGGAAAAGCGACATGAAAATTTGTATCGACGACGGCTCCACCAACATCAAGCTGGCATGGACTGAGAACGGCGAACGCCGCAACGCCATCAGCCCGAACAGCTTCAAGTCGGAATGGTCTGCGCCGTTCGGTGGCACGCAGCCCGCGAACTACATGCTTGATGGCGTGCGCTATGGTTTTGATCCGGTCAGCGATCGCTTTGTCCAGACGACCGACACGCAATACCAATACAGCGATGTGAATGTCATTGCCATTCATCACGCGCTGGTCAAATCAGGCATCACACCACAGGAGGTGGATGTGGTTGTCACCCTGCCACTGAGCGAGTATTTCGACACAAACGCACAGCCGGACATGGCCAACATCAACCGCAAAAAAGCGAACGTTATGCGCCCGGTGGAGTACCAGAACGGCGAAGCATTCACTATCCGTAACGTGCGGGTTATGCCTGAATCCATTCCGGCTGGCTTTAAGGCACTGGCTGACATGAGTCCGTTTGAATCCCTGCTGATTGTGGATTTGGGCGGAACCACGCTGGATGTGGCAAAGGTTCAGGGGCAACTGGCAGGTATCAGCCAGGTGTTTTGCGATCCACACGTAGGCGTTTCTCTGATGGCCGATGCCGTACTGTCGGTGATGGCCACTAACGGTATGCGCACCAGTCACCACATCGCCAATACCATTATCGAACATCGCCATGATGAAGCCTGGCTGCGCCAGCACATCCACAATGACGCGCATTACGCCAGCCTGATGGCGGTTATTCGTGAAAAGGAAGAAACACTGAAACAACGCGCGATCCGCGCGCTGGCGGTTTTTTCGGGTTACGGGCGGGTGATGGTTGTCGGTGGAGGGGCGGAGATTGTGGCACCCGCTATCCGCGAAGCCTGCGGAGTTAATGCGACTTTCATCGCGGACGGGGTGCCACAGTTTGCTCTGGTTAATGGGCTGTACGCAATGGACAAGGAGTAAACCAATGACTACACCAACCAGACGGATAAGTTTCTATCTGAAGCCTGCGGCCGTCAAGAACGAAAGCGAAGCATGCGCCTGGCTGGACAGCCTTACACCAGAAGCCCGCAAAAGCGGCCAACGCGTGGCTTTTCTGGCCGGGCTGGCACTTCTGAAAATGAATCCAGCAGAGGCTTACCGACTGGCTGCATGGGCTGACGATGAAGCGTTATCAGTGACACAAACCAGGACAGAATGCCCCGCGTTACAGCCAGTATCAACCGCACAGATAACCAGTCAGATGGCCGGAAATATCCGGGCGTTATTTCCCGAATAACACAACATCAGGGCGCATCCGCCCTGATGACTTTAATCCGGGAACATAAACAAGGGGGACACAATGCAACACATTGACAGAGAAAAAGGGAAAAAAGCATGAACAGAAAACAGAAACAAGAGTTGAAATACTTCTTACGTAAAGAAATTGCCAGGCTTGAAGATGCAGAGTCACAATCATCAGAAATTCCGTTCGGAATGGATATCAACGACGCCCGTATGCTTCAGGCATACCGTATAGCTCAGGCTGCACTACAGACAAAACCGTTAAATAACATACATGAAAAGTATGATTATTTTACGGATACCGCTTGCTTGCTGACATCAGAAGAACAAAAGATAGCCCAACTTTTAGGCGACACATGGAACCTGTATTTAACATTGCCAGTTGAGCATCCAATGGGTAGAGATGAATTTTGCCGGGCAATTCATCATTGCCAAAATATGGTGTTGGCACGCCCGGCCATCAGGGCGCTGGCTAGGAAGGGGCAAGGCTATAAAAGATAAGTAAAACGCCCTCCTCCAGGGCGTTTATTTCAATGCACAATAGTGCACAAATTTGCACAATTTTTTTGAACGACTTTTTACCCTTCCGGCCCGCATGGCGGCTGGATTCGTCAAGGATCCGTGCGTGCACAAAAAAACGCGCTTTTTCTGCGCGCAGGTGACGGGGGAACAGCCCGCGTTTCAGGGGGTAAATAGCATTCCCTGAACGATGTCGCAGAGACACAACAGAATGGCCATATTTCTCACGCTGAGCATGAAAAAGGCGTGAGGGCTTTTGATTTGATGGGGTGAAAGGTAAGGCCGTCAAAATCGCACTGAGGCAGCGAGAACATACAGTCAACGCGGTGGAATTGCGTAAGAGTCTGACCGTCGATGGTGGCGATAAACTGGAAGGCGTCGTGAAATTATCTGATTGATACAGGAGCTGGAGAGCCGGGGCATAAATTTTTTATGCCCCGGTGAAGCAGCAGACAAGCGAAGCGCGTCAGCGATACGGCACCTTGCCGACCATACTTCATAAGTGCAAAATACGAGCAAAGAAATCAATGGAGGCTGTCTTATGGTCATTAATTACAAGCAGTTAAGAGAAAAACGGGAGCAGGTAAAGGAGAGCTTTCGCCGCAATGAAGATCTGACCCCGCTTGTACGCCTTGCCCAGGGCATTGTTGATGCTTATGAAATCTCGCTGGAGCTGCCATCACAGACCTGGACAGATAGCGACGGTAATCGCCAGCATTACGTTTCATGCGGACTGGAAGCAGCCGAAGGATTTCGCAGAATGCCTTTATCCCAGATCCCTGCCGCTACCCCCAAAGCACGGGGCAGCAATGATGAGCGAAAACTGACTTTTAGTATTGAAACGGTGGTTGACGACACACCTGGCGAAGTCGCGTTCGTGCACACTCCTGTTTCGATCGCAATGTATAACGATGAAATACAGGTTCGCGTTAATAATAATATCGTGCCACTTAAAGAAGGTAATTCACCCTACACCACCGTTTGTGAAGCCATTCAATATTACGTTCTCTCTGAAATTGATAATCTCAAGCCTGACGGCACCCAGAAAATGGTTCAACTCTGGTAAAAAGGACAGCCCCATCACGGGGCTGTTTTTTCATCAAGAAGAGCATAAGAGTTAAAACGGATCACCTCTTCGCCAAGCCAGTCATTGATGTGCTTCATAGCCTCCATGACGGGCATCAGCTCGTTAATTGCGTAAACCCGCGCTGCCTTCTCCACATCGCCAAACGCACTTTTTTCGCCCGGCATCGCCCCCATCAGTTGCGGCGGAACGCGGTGCGCAGCCAGCACATCATCACGGGATGCCGCCTTAACATTCATGAATTCATCTTTTGCGGTGATCTGCTGGAACGGCAAAATTTGCACCCCCTCTTTGCCCCCGTTGGGCGCATGAATGAGCACGTTTTTAAACGCACCACCACCACGTGCCCCCTGTAGCGTTTCTTTCAGGGAGTCCATGCTTTCGCGGTTTACCTGCGCTGCACCGATGTAGATGATGCACCCGGCGTGGGATCCGTTGTCGTAGTACAGTTTTCTGAACATGTCCGCCGAATGAGAAAGGCTGGCCGAGAGTAATGCGCCAAGATATTCCGGCATGCCGTAGATTTCCTGGTTAATATCCGGATTCATCAGGTGGCACACTTTGCCAGGACGAAACTGAAACGCGTCCTTGCCATCCTGCACATACCACCATGATTCAAGATCGCTTCCGCGTCGCATGTATTTCGCCAGGGCGTGCCGTAATTTAAGCGGTTCGCCGAGCATATTGCTTCGAAGCTCAAGGAATGCGTTACCGAACACAAACCAGTCCAGCGCCAGCGCCGAGAAATCCTGCCGGGAAAGCAGCGGGTGCGGGATGTAGCAACCGAGTAATACATTGCGCTTAAAGTAAAGCGCAGACTGATGCCAGGACGTTTGCCGGGCTGCTCTTGCCAGACCGTACCAGTCCACCGGGGTTTCATACCACCGCCCGTTATCAGCACAGTACATATTGTCCAGCAGGTCATGCCCGGTCAGGCGATAAGGACCATCAAATGTGAATGCACTGAGCGATGATTCTTTCCTGAGCGCATCAGCGAGATCAATGCGTGAACTCATGCGCACTTTTTTATTTTTTCTGCTCATCAGAACTCCATAACCATGAAACGCTCGTTTTCTCCTTCGCCGCCAATTGGTTCGTTAATGACAGCAAGCATGGTTGCCCACGCAAGGTCGCCGTGGCTGATCCCCCTCGCGCGGTCCGTTTCGTAAGTGATAAAGCCGCCCGGTGTTTTCACCTTACGCACGGCGTTAAAGGCCGCGACCAGCTCGCGTTCGGCGCGATCGTATTCCCACCGCCCGGCACGCATTATTTGCAGCATTTTCAGTACCAGCGACCGTTTTGATGACAGCGTGAAGGTGTACGGAATAGCAGCAGGGAAAAACCGCTTCACTATCTGATAAACAGCCTCCCCGTTCCCGCCCGTCACATCAATGCCGATGTGTTCCACGTTGTAGCGACACGTGAACTCTTCAATGACTCTGGCCTGTTCTTCAAACTCCAGCCCCTGAACGCGTCGCGTCTCCACCGTTCGAAAACGGCCGCCAGGAACAGCCGGAGGAACCACCACGGACACAGCGCCGCTGTCGCCGTTGCCACTACTGCCGTTTGCGTCATACCCAATCCATACCGGACGATTCCCCATCGGGCGGGGAGCAAAAGGTTTCCAGTCTTTCCAGTCGTCGTATCCGTCAACACCGCAGCCAATCAGGATATTCAGGTTAAATGCCGATTCCCCTTCGCGGACAAACTCACACATATAGAGATTGAGGAACTCGTCTTCGGTGTTTTCATCACGAATTTCGTCGATATCGGTGTGTTTCCAGCCGTGATTAACCACATCTTCCAGCGTGACAATTTGCCGCCACGTCCGGTCAGGGCAGATAAGCCCGTTATGCAGCGTTTTCCAGTCCACAGAAAAACGCTGGCGTTTATGCGAGGCCTTTTTCTCGTTCCAGCGGTCGCCGTTCCAGTAGGCGTATGCCTCGTGCGTTTCGGTGGATGGCGTGGAGAAGTAGGTGCGCCGCAGTCCGCTGAGGGTTGCCATAGCGCCAGCCACCTTGCGCAGTTCAGCAAAGCGACTGACCCAGAAAAATTCATCAAAATAAAAATTGCCCGTATAGGACTGTGCCGACGCAGCAGAAGTGCCGAGAAAATGCAGCTCTGCGCCGTTGGAGAGGATGATTTTATCGCCCCCTTTCAGCTCCACATCAACTTCAGCCGCGGCCTTCTGAATAATGCTTTTAAACTGGAACGCCTGACGACGCGACGCAGACAAAAAAATCTGGTTACGCTGGTAAGGTTGCGCCACATCGTCACGCAGCGCCATCAGCAGTGCTTCCTGTGCAAAATACCAGGTCGCCCCAATCTGTCGGGATTTCAGGATCATCCTGTTACGTATCCCAGCTTCCCTGCAAAGGGTCAGGGAGTCAAACCAGCCCCGCTGATGCCACTCCAGCCTGCTGATGATTTTTTCCCGCAGTGCGGCAATCTGTTCCGGCGTGAAATGATTTTTGAGTTTTTTCGCCCGGCCTTTCTTTCCTGCGGCCATCACATCCGGCTGGCCATCATGCAGCTTTTTAAGCTGCCGGGTCAGCAGGTCTATTTCCTTAAAGTCACCGCCTGTTTTATTCTGTTTTTCAGTAAGCTGGATGAGGCGCGCATCGATGGACTGCGTGACACGCTGCACGTGTGGCGTTTCATCCCACTGGTCACGTTTTTTCCACGCATAAATCGTGTTCGGGTTTATTCCCATCAGACGTGATATTTCTGCGGGCGGATAACCCTGCCAGTAAAGTTGCCGCGCACGCTGGCGCACAAAAGCGTCCTGAATCATTGCTCCCCCTGAGTAATTACAGGAAGATTACCCGTGCGCGAAACCGTTCTCCTTAACCCCCTGTTCTGGCCGTTTTCTTACAACAAAAGCCCTTTGTATCAGCCTGTTACGCTTTGCCATCATGACTGAAGAACCAGTCAGAGGGGCAAAAACTATGGCTAATGAAAAAAAGACATCCCGCAAAAAGTTTCGCGTGGCTGTCTCCGGTGTAACGGCAGACGGGCGCGAAATCAACGGCGACATACTGAAAGCTGCCGCCACCAGTTATAACCCGTCCGTTTATGGTGCACGTGTGAATATTGAGCACATCCTGTCACCACTTCCCGGTAGCGAGTTTTCCGCTATGGGCGATGTTGTGGGGTTGAGCACCGAAGACATAACCGATGGCCCGCTGGCAGGTCGCACGGCGCTGTATGCCGAAATTGAGCCGACCGCTCGCATGATGTCCCTGCTTAACGATGGTAAAAAAATTTACTCCAGTATTGAGCTGGAACCACAGTCAACCATCACGGGAGGTCCTTACCTGCGCGGGCTGGCAATGACCGACACCCCTGCCAGCCTGGGCACGGAACGTCTGGCCTTTGCGGCACAACAACGTATGCAACTGATGACATTCAACTGTCAGCAGGGAGACGTGGCGATGTTTACCGCCGCTATGGAGTCAGAACTTATCGAACTCACCGAACAACGTCAGGAAGAAGGCACCCAGTGGTTTAACCGCGTTATGGGGATTATTGGCCGTGGCCGCAAAGCGGATGACGCCAGTTTCTCCCGTATTCAGGAAGCGGTGGAAGGTGTCGCAACGTCACAGGCCGACATTATCGACCGTTTTAATGTGCTGGAAACCCGCCATCAGCAGGACAGCCAGAAAATCACTTTACTGACCACAGAGCTGGCAGCACTGAAGGAAAAACTGCGCACGCAGGACGGCGATCCGCAGAACCGGTTCACCGCAACAGGTGCAGCCTCCGACCAGCTGGCTGACTTCTGATAAGACAAAGGAGCAAATTTTTATGAATCTGGTGATGTCAGATATTACCCGCAACAAGCTGGGTTGCTATATGGCGCAGCAGGCGTCGCTTAACAATATCCCGGTTTCTGCACTGGTATCGCGATTTACCGTGGAACCCGCGGTGCAGCAGCGTTTTGAAAACGCCTCAAAGGAAAGTACCGAATTTACGAAAAGAATTAACGTGATCGGCGTGACCGACCAGAAAGGCGAAAAAATCCTCCTGGACACCACCGGGCCAATTGCGCGCACGAATAGCAGTTATGACGGCATCAAACGCCGTAACCCGAATAACGTGATCGATATGAAGTCTCGTCAGTACCAGTGCGAACAGGTGAACTACGATACCTTTATTTCGTACCCACAGCTTGATACCTGGGCGGCCCACAGCGATTTTCAGTCCCGTATCAGTACACAGATCGCCCGGCAGGTAGCGCTTGATCGCATCATGATTGGCTTTAACGGCACATCCCACGCCTACGAGTCTGATTTTCACACCAACAAGCTGCTTCAGGACGTTAACGTGGGCTGGCTGGAGCACATCAGAACCGATGCCAGCGAGCGCGTAATGAATGACGTGACGCTGACCTCCCGCAACATGGACAACACTGTGGCGCACGCGGGTAAGTATGCGAATGCCGATGCTCTGGTACAGGATGCGCGCTCATCCCTGCTGGATGAATGGCACAAGGAAGCTGACGACCTCGTGGTGATTATGGGGCGCAACCTGTTTAACTCGCTGCGTCTGCCCGTGCTGAACAGCATCAGCGGCCAGAATCCCAATGCGGAATTACTTGCCGGGCAGCTCATCCTGTCATCGCGCACCATTGGCGGGCTGGGCGTGTTCCTTGCGCCGTTCTTCCCGGATGCAACGATGCTTATCACCTCGTTCAACAACCTGTCGATTTACTGGCAGAAAGGTTCAATGCGTCGCCTGATGAAAGACGAGCCGGAATACAACCGCATCGCCACCTACCAGTCCATCAATGACGCTTATGTCGTTGAAGACTATGGCAAGTGCGCGATGGTCACTGGCCTGAAGTTCGCCGACAGCTAATCAACTCACGGCGGGCATCATGCCCGCCTGTAACGGAGAGAAAAAATGATTACTCCTGCACAACAACACTGGCAGAACGTGATGGCACAGCGCGCAGGCCGGGCGAATGAAGGTGTGGACCACGCCGCGTGTACCGCGCATGAAGAGGTGCTGTATCGTCTGCGTCTGGCACAGGCCAGGCTAAAGGCCATACAGGCCAGAAGCGCGAAAGCCGCCATCAAAAAAGAGTTGTTGCCGGACTTTTCCGGCTGGATTGAGGGAACGCTGGAGGCTGACTGCGGGCAACAGGACGAAGTAATTGCCACGCTGATGGTGTGGGCGATTGACTGCGGCGATCTTCCGCTGGCGCTGCGTATTGGTGCATATGTGGTCCGTCACAACCTCATCATGCCGGATAACTTTGGCCGTACTGCTGCCACGGTACTGACCGAAGAAATCTGCAACCCGGTACTGACGCAGGCCGGGACGGATGCCGACGCGGATTTATCCGCCTTTATCGAACCACTGGACACACTTTGGGAAATTGTCGCCAACCAGGACATGCCGGACGAAGTGCGCGCCAAATTATGCAAGGCGTGTGCCTTTGCCCGTCGTGGCCTGACCGATGCAGACAACATGGCCTCATCACTGAAGCTGCTGCGCGAAGCGATGCACCTGAACCCGAACGCAGGTGTGAAACGCGAGATTGCAACCCTTTCCCGCGCCCTGAAAAAAGCCGATTCCGCAGCCGAACCAGAAGACGCCAGCGCACAGCAGGCGCAGGACGAAAGCAGCAAAAGTAAAAAGACAACGCGGAAGCCTGCAACACGAAAAACCACCGCGACGCAGAAGGCAAAGCGCGGTTAACGACTGACCCCGTCAGCGGGCGGCGTGCGCGGTGTTCCGGTTTGACTCCGTGACCGTTTACACCGCGCACCCACCGCCCGATTTTTTCAGGAGTGAACCCCATGAGTATGGTTGCCAGAACTAACCCCGGCCCCGCAGAGGACGACATCACCGATACCGATGATGGCGACACTCGCATTTCAGCGGGTGCATTCTGGCCGGATATTGTGCTGCGTGAGCTGCGTCTGGCGGTACGACTGACGGGCCGCGTGACCACCTCCCGCCTGCTGCATACCGCCACCGGGGCCATAGCACACGTTACCCGCGAACTGGAAGCATGGCAGCAGGAACAACAGGCGGCTGGCTATCAGACGCTGGCCGATGTTCCGGCCCCTGTAATTAACGGAGAAAGCGTCAATCTCTGGCACTGGCGCAATGCTGTTTATACCGCCACACGCGCCCTGATTCTGGAGCGTTACCGCTATGCGGACACAACGGACAAGGGCGACCGCCGGGCGGACGCACTGGATATACAGACATCGGATTTGTGGCGCGATGTGAGCTGGGCCATCTCTGACATTCTGGGACGACCGCGAATGTTTGCGGAGCTGTGCTGATGAAAGTGAAGGCACTGGAAGGCGACACCGTGGATTCGCTCTGTTTCCGGTACTACGGCACGACACAGGGCGTCACCGAAAAGGTGCTGGATGCCAACCCCGGACTCTGTCAGCAGGTATTTCTGGACGCCGGGCAGGAAGTGGAGATGCCGGAGCCGGAGAAGAAGAAACGAGAAATGATTCAGTTGTGGGGGGAGTAGCAGTGAGCACCATTCAAACAGGGATCACAGAGCAGGTTATTGCGTGGCTCTTTGACCACCTGCCAACGGTGTATGCAGTAGGCGCGGCTGTCAGCATTTCCGCGCTGATGAGTCTTTATGACGGACGAACACTGGTTCAGACCGTAACGGGATCGCTGGCGTGCGGCGTTCTTGCCATGGCCGTGGCCGGGTCGCTGCGCTTCTTCGGGATCCCTGAGGATGCAGTGACGTTTTTTGGTGCCTCAATCGGTTTTATGGGCGCAGAGAAAGCACGCGACAAGGTTATTGCAATATTTGATCGCAGGGTGAAGGAGAGGAACGAATGAGCAACACATTTAAATTCAGCAGCCGAAGCGAAAAGAATTTGCAGGGTGTAAATCCTGATCTGGTGAAAGTGACCCGACGGGCGCTGGAAATCTCGGAAGTGGATTTTGGTATCACCGAAGGATTGCGCAGTCGTTATCGTCAGAAGCAGCTCGTGACCACAGGCAAGAGCCAGACCATGAACAGTCGCCATCTCACAGGGCATGCCGTGGATGTTGTGGCTTATGTTGGCAGCCAGGTGTCATGGGAATGGCCGCTGTACGAAAAAATCGCAGCAGCATTCAGACAGGCCAGCCGGGAACTGAATATTCCGGTGGAATGGGGCGGCGACTGGAAGACCCTGAAAGACGGACCGCATTTTCAGTTACCACACGGAGCCTATCCGGCATGAAGCTCTGGCCCACGCTTGGCGTCGCTTTCCTTCTGATTGCCGCATGGGGAACATCCATGCGTCTGTCGTGGTCGCTGGGCCGGGAGAACGCCAGAAACGAAGCGCAGGCCAGCACCCTGAAAAGTACCGTCGACACACTGAATATCATCAGCGCCGGGGTACAGGATATGCAGCAGGTGCTGGCTCAACTCCGCGCGGACAATCAGCAACGCAATCAGGACGGAGAGGTAAGACGTGAACAGCTACGCAACGATATTGCAAAAGATGAATGCGCCCACGCTTTGCCTGACGCTCGTTTTACTGACAGGTTGCGCAGGCACGCAGAACGCGCCACGGCCAGCGCCGTCAGTCCGGCTTATACCGCAGACGCTGACCATGCCGGTAACGCCTCCCCCCTTCCCTGACCAACCCACATGGGGAAACCTCGGAATATGGGGCGACCGCCTTCTGGATGCACTGGAAACCTGTAACGCGGATAAACGGGCCATTGCTGAACTGGATAAGAGAATAGCCGAACTGACACACCAGACGGGAGTAACACAATGACCAGTAAGAACTTTGCACTGATTACAGCCATGACACAGGCTGAACTGACTCAAAAGGTGAATGAACATCTTGCGAAAGGGTGGCATCTTCAGGGGGAGACGCGGGTTGCCTACGAACCCGGCACCCCGTGGTATCTAATGCAGGCAATGGTGGCCGATGGCACTACAGACATCTCACCTGATTCCCCCCAGCACGGCAGCGTGCCGGAGTGGTATTACGTGGTGGTACTTGCTGGTCAATCCAATGCCATGTCATATGGTGAGGGAATGCCGCTGCCGGATTCTTACGATGCGCCCCACCCACGCATTAAGCAACTGGCCCGTCGCAACACAGTGACTCCCGGTGGTAAAGCATGCGCATTTAACGACATCATTCCGGCAGATCACTGCCTGCATGATGTTCAGGATATGAGCGCACTGAATCACCCGAATGCAGACCTGAGCAAAGGGCAGTATGGCTGTGTCGGACAGGGCTTGCATATTGCCAAACGCCTGTTGCCTTACATTCCACAGAATGCCGGGATTTTACTGGTTCCATGCTGTCGTGGTGGTTCGGCATTCACCCAGGGCGCGGAGGGGACATTCAGCGAGTCCACAGGAGCCAGTCAGGATTCGGCTCGCTGGGGTGTGGGTAAACCTTTATATCAGGACCTGATTTTGCGCACGAAGGCCGCATTGCAGAAAAACCCAAAAAACATGCTGCTGGCCGTATGCTGGATGCAGGGCGAATTTGACATGAGCGCCGCTACGTACTCACAGCAACCTCCGCTGTTTGCGGCCATGCTGAAACAGTTTCGTGCGGACATTACCGAGTTTAACACGCAGTGTCATGGAGGCAGAGCGGCAAGTGTGCCATGGATTTGTGGTGACACGACGTATTACTGGAAAAACACCTACGGCACGCAGTACGACACCATTTACGGGGCGTACAAAAACAGGGAGAGCGACAACGTTTTCTTTGTGCCATTCCTGACCGATGGTAGTGGCAACAATACCTCCACCAACGCACCAACGGAAGATCCGGATGCTGCAAGTGAGGGATATTACGGTTCGGCATCCCGAACGAACAAAAACTGGGTATCATCAAATCGCCAGACGCATTTCAGTTCATGGGCGCGCAGGAGCATTATTCCGGATCGTATGGCAACCGCTATTCTGAACGTAGCCGGTCGCACCTTAGCCTTCATCAGTGGTAAGGCACCGGAAATCAAACCCTCGCCCGGCGGCGACACGCCATCGGGGCCGTCTGAAGATGCATCCGTACGCACAATCTCCCTGTTGCCGACAGCCGGAGACGCTGCTGCGCAGGGCTGGAGCATTAAGAATGGCGGAATTCAGTTGTCAGAGGGTGTATTTAAGATCACCAAGCAGAGCAATAAAGCCTGGTCCCTGACGCGCCCGGTGGATGACGCAGTCTCCCTGCTGACACGGGGTGGCAGACTGAGCTGTAAGTTTCGACTGTCAGGCGCACTGACCAACAATCAGTTCGGTCTGGGAATTTATCTGTATACCGATGTAGCGTTACCTGACGTCGTGGCGATGACCGGGACTGGTAACCCGTTCCTGATGTCGTTCTTCACCCAGACCACAGACGGCAAACTGAATCTGATGCATCACAAGAAAGCAGGAAACACAAAGTTGGGCGAGTTCGGGAATTACAGTAACGACTGGCAGACGCTGGAGCTGGTGTTCACCGCCAGCAGTGCCACGGTTACTCCGAAACTGAATGGAGTGGCTGGCCCGGCATTCCAGGTCATAAAAGACAGTCTGACACTGGGGCTGAATGCACTGACGCTGACGGATATTACCAAAAATGCAACGTATGGCGTTGAGATAGAAAGTCTGGTGCTGGAAATAAATAGTCCTGCAGCGTAAGGAAGAACAGGAGAGCAAAACAGATGCTTAAGACAAACAGCCTCCGGAAGGGCATGATTCATGGGTGTCGCTGGTGTCAGGCCAACCCGGAAAAATTCACCATTTTCGTGGAGAGCGGCAACATTGAAACGACCGGAGAAACGCCCTCGTTTGTTTACCGCTATCAGATGGTGATGTTTGTCATGGATTACGCCGGGGAGCTGGACGACCTCACGCTGCCGCTACTGGCGTGGTTATCCGAAAATCAGCCGCAATTGTTGCTTAATCCGGAGCGTAATCAGGACATCAAATTCTCCGCCGTTATCAATGACGATGACAGCGCCGATCTCCTGTTTACACTCCCTCTGCGGGAACGCGTTCGCATCACGCGCAGCAGTCAGGGGGCACCGCAGGCAGAACACCTGCAGGAGCCAAAACCCCGTCTGCCATCTTCCGAAGGCGACTGGCCGCATGTATTCCAGGATGTGACGTGGGGTGAAAGCGATGGATAAGGCATTCACCCGCGTGGATGAAACCTTTGAGGCTATCCGCGACAGCCTGAATCAGCAGGCCATCAATAACATCGCCAGAAAGCTGGCACAGGATTTACGCCGCGCCCAGCAGGCGCGTATCCGGTCACAGAAAGCGCCGGACGGGACCGCGTGGACACCACGCAGACGCCGCGTAACCCGGATACAGGAGCGCATTCGCTTTATCTGGAATAACGAAGCACGCACGCTGAAAAACTGGCATCACGACACGGGGAAATACGGGCGAACCATTACCGGGTGGGATGAGGATAAAAACAATATCCGCACGTTTTACCGGGATGACATCGACCGCTTTCTGGAAATACGCACCCGGCGCATCAACCAGGACAGCACAAAGCGCGTCCCCATGTTCGTAAAACTGCGCACCGCCCGCTACCTGAAAGCCCGTGCAAATGCTTCCGGTGTGACGGTGGGTTACAGCGGCGTGGCCGCACGTATTGCCCGCGTTCATCAGTTCGGTGAGCGCGATCAGGTTGCGCCGGGCATTTTCACCGATTACCCGGTACGTGAGCTGTTGGGTATCAGCCAGGCAGATGAGCGCCTGATTTATAACACGGTGCTGGGCCGGATTGCGGAGGCTGTACGGTGAGCGCTGAACTCATGCGACTGCTGAGCAACATCATCCGTACCGGGATCATCTCTGAAGTTGATGAGGAATCCTGGTGCGTGCGCGTTCGCAGCGGCGAACTGGAAACAGGCTGGCTGCGCTGGAACACCACGCGCGCGGGTGCCTTCAATGTGTGGTTGCCGCCATCACCCGGCGAACAGGTGGTAATTGCCTGCATCGGCGGCAACCCGGAAACCGCTATGATAATTGGCAGTCTGTGGAGTGATGCCATTCCGGCACCCGGCAAAAGCCTGAAAGAAATCGTGGTCAGCGCGCCGGATGGCGCGGTGTTCCGCTACGACGCGGACGCAGGCGCACTGAGCGCCAGCGGCATGAAAACGGCCACTTTGCAGGCATCCGTCAGTGTGACACTGGACACACCTGTCGTGGAATGCACAGACCTTCTGAGAACAGCGACGCTTGACGTCACAAAAGGAGGAAAGATGAGCGGCAATATCACGCACAGCGGCGGCAACTTCACCTCAAACGGCATTACCGTGCATACGCATAAACACGGTGGCGTGAAAGGCGGCAGCGATTCGACAGGAGGCCCGCAGTGACAACCCGCTACACAGGAATGAATCCGGACGGGACGGGAAACCTGAACGATATGGAGCACCTGAAACAGTCAGTCAGGGATATCCTGACCACCCCGCTGGCAAGCCGGGTTATGCGACGGGAATATGGCAGCCTTGTGCCTGATTTGATTGACGAACCCATGAATAACACCACGCGTCTGCAATGCATGAGTGCTGCCGTGATTGCGCTGACACGATGGGAACCCCGCATTGCCCTGGATGCCATCGACGTTGTCTGGAAAGCGGGAGGCCGCGCCGGGGTGACGCTGTCGGGCACTGTCATGCAGACCATGCAGAATGTTGAGTTAACCATCACGCTGAGGGAGTAAATCATGCCCGCCGTTGACCTTTCCCAGTTACCGGAACCCGCCATCATCGCGGAGCCTGACTTTGAGGCAATTCTGGCTGACACAAAGGCCATGATGATTGCGGCTTATCCCGCCGAACAGCGTGAAGCCGTCTCCGCCGCGCTGGAGCTGGAATCGGAACCCCTGAACGTTATCGCCCAGACAACAGCGTTTCGTGAAATGCTGTTACGCCAGCGGGTCAATGAGGGGGCACGCGCCTGCATGTTAAGCCACAGCGCCGGGACAGACCTGGACAACCTCGCGGGCAATATGAACACAAAGCGCCTGACCATCACTCCGGCAACGGATACCACCGACGCAGTGATGGAAAGTGACACCTCGCTGAGACTGCGGGCGCAGCGGGCGTACGATGGCCTGAGTGTTGCTGGCCCGTCAGGTGCATACGAGTATTTTGCCCGCAGCGCCAGCGGTCTGGTGCGTGATGCGCGGGCTATCAGTCCGTCTCCGGCAAATGTGACGGTTTCCATCCTGTCCACTGAAGGCGACGGCACAGCAACGGAGGCGTTGCTTAATACCGTTCGCGCCGTTCTGAATGCAGAGGATACCCGCCCGGTGGCCGACCGCCTGACGGTACAGAGCGCCAGAATCGTGACATGGCGGCTGAATGCAAAACTGTACTTTTACCCCGGCCCGGAATCCGAACCTATTCTGGCGGCGGCTGAATCGTCGTTCAGGAAGTGGCTGGCTGAGCAGGGGCTTATCGGTCAGGACGTGGCGTTGTCCGCCATTGCTGCCGCACTGCATGTGCACGGTGTGCAACGCGTGGAGATAATCGAACCCACACAGAATATGGCCATCAGCGACATACAGGCGGCGCGCTGTGAGTCGTTCACCATCAGCGAAGGTGGGCGCAATGAGTAATTCACTGTTACCACCATCAGCCAGCAGTTTCATGCGTTGTGCCGAAGCTGTCGGAACGCGCATTACAGACATCCCGGTAGACCTCAACACGCTGTGGTCGCCGGACACCTGCCCGGTGCACCTGCTGCCTTATCTCGCCTGGGCATTTTCCGTTGACCGCTGGGATCGCAACTGGCCGGAAGAGACAAAACGACAGGTGATTCGTGATGCATGGCTGATACACCGACACAAAGGGACCATCAGCGCACTGCGCAGGGCCATTGAGCCGCTGGGATACCTCATTCGCGTGTCTGAGTGGTGGGAGTTCGGCGGAGAACCGGGAACATTTACCGTTGAAGTCGGCACACTGGACAGTGGCGTGACGGAGGAAATGTATCTGGAAATGGAGCGGTTGATTGCTGATGCCCGTCCGGTCAGCCGCCACATGACAGGGCTGAATATCATTCAGGAAATTCCGGGGGATATTTTTGCAGCGGCGGCAACTCATGACGGTGAAGTTATTACCATTTATCCGGACGATTAA